ACGGCTCCATTCGGATTAAATAAATGGCGGGAACTAATCACTGACGCAATGACCGGAGAAGTTGAAGATATGCCACTGACACAAGACGAGATTAACAAGATCGCGGAAGCTGTCTGGTCTTACAAGATCGACACTACGAATCCTGAAAGCAAGGTTGATCCACAGCCTGCTAGATTCCTGCTTCATCGAGCCTTTTTGATTGTAACCCAATATCTTGGGAGTTACGGAGGAAAGCCTATGGACACTTACCGTCCATCTTGGTTGAATCAAATCCTTACTAATACAAAGCCGAAGTCACAATGACTCCCTGGATGTACATCCTGCTTGGGGCGATCGTAGCGGTTGTAGTGGTTCTGTGCTTAGTAGTGTTCCTTTAAATGAAAAAAGGACAGACTAGGCATAGGACTATCGGCCTGTCAGTACGTCTTACACCGTAAGAGGCGTTTCTTGAAACCGGAAGTCCATTTAACTAAGCTTTGGCCCCCTGTAGGGCTACAGGAAGTCGGAAAAACACCCTCTGACCAGGGGTTACGTGGCGGAGCCAGGGCCGCTGAGGGACTTTAGTAAGAACATGCATAAAAGATTTCAACTAGAGAGAGACGAAGATATCACTGGAGTTTCTGGAACTGGTGTAGTTGCAGAAGGGATTGAATTCAGTGATGGAGTAGTCTGTTTACATTGGATATCATCATGGCCTTCTTCTATTGTTCATTACGATAGAGGCATGGATTCAGTTCAACATGTTCATGGTCATGATGGTAAAACACGTATTGTGTATTTAGACTAGTGGCGAGAAAACCTCACATAGCTTCCCCGGTCGAGATTCTTACTGAACTAACTGAGGGAATTAAAAAACTAGCTCAGAACCCAACCATAGCAGCTTATAAACCTCTGCCTCATCAAGAACGTTTCCACAAATCTGAGAAGTCTGGTAAGCTTTTTATCGGAGGAAACAGAAGTGGTAAAACGGTCGGGGGAGGAACGGAGGCGGTTTTCTGGTTAACGGGAAAACATCCCTACCGTAAACTGAAACCGCCTCCGATACATGGACGTATAGTAGCCGTTGATTTTGACCAGGGTGTTGAAAAGATAGTCAAGCCAGAAGTCAGGAAGTGGGTTCCTCCCAGTATGTTGATTAACGGCAACTGGGAAGATAGCTATCAGAAACAACTGAGAACTCTCGTGTTATCGAATGGTTCAACAGTTGAATTCATGAGTTATGACCAGGACGTAGAGAAGTTTGCAGGAACTAGCCGTGACTTCGTTTGGTTTGACGAGGAATGTCCTGAACCAATCTTCAATGAATGTATGTTACGTCTTGTCGATGTTGCAGGTTCATGGTGGATGACAATGACACCATTGATTGATATGTCTTGGACTTTTGATAGAATTTATGATCCTTGGACAAAGAGTGACAAAACGTACGACGTTTTTGAGGTCGATACTACAGAGAACACCTATGTCTCAACAGACATACTTGAGCTTGCCCTTAAAGGACTATCTGAAGGAGAAAGAGAAGCACGCAAGAGAGGGCATTACATTTCCCACACAGGACTTGTATATCGTCTTCGGTCCGCAAACTTACTCGATGATATTCTCACAGACGTGGACAAGTGGCCCGAATATAAAGCAAATTGGGGACATTTCGCCATGCTCGATCACGGACTTAACAACCCGACGGCGATCCTCTTTGCAGCATTCGATAGAGAGGGACGTATCGTAGTATACGATGAGATTTACCAAAGTGGCAAGCTGGTTTATGAGAATGCCAGAGACTACCTACAGAGAGTTGAAGAACTTGGAGTCGGGCCGGTATATATCGTCGGAGACCCCTCAATTAGAAATCGTGATCCAATTACGGGAACCAGTATCCTTCAAGAGTACGCAGACTACGGTGTTTACATTTCCCTTGGAAACAACGATATGCGAGGTGGAATCGCTAGAATTCAAAATAGACTCGAAAGGGAACTACTCTTTGTTACTGAACGATGTGAACATCTGCTCTGGGAGTTTCCTAGGTATAGATGGGATAAGTATGCCTCTTCTAGACTTGCACAAAGAAAAAATCCCAAAGAGATGCCAATGAAGAAAGATGACCACGCTCTAGATGCTTTGAGATATGGAGTGGCAAGTAGACCAGCGCTAGATAACGAAGTTGACATGCCTGTAGGGAATGTGCTTAACTTGGTCAACGCACTATCCAGCGAAATGCCAGATTATGCTTGGGCATTGGCAACCGAAGATAAACATAGAAATCAATACGATGAACAGCTTGGAATCTACTAATGGCTAGAGGAATTACAGTTGCAAAGCCAATAATGTTTCCAGCGTGTTGCATCTCCTGTGGGACAATAGAATTATCAGGTCGTTGGTTCGTAGACCTAGGAATCGATATAGACGAAAAATTTGATGCGATGCCTGATGGGGTAGTCTATCTTTGTTCAGTCTGTGTAAAGGAACATATCCGCATACTGATGCAAATTGTAGAGGAACAGGAAATGGGGTTAGATCGTGTCCGATTCGACAGAAACCGAACTGATCCCCTTTTTGATGAGTACCGTGAAATCCTTGATGGAATCGAATCAACGGCTGACTCAGACGATTCAGATGATAGCGAGACAGAAAAACGTCCCAGTGGTCTTTCAGCAACATTTGGAGGCTGATGAAGATAAGATTTACACAACCGATGAGACAGAGGACGAAGCATTACTCGTCGTAACGGAATATGGGGATATTAAGTTCTATGACGAGGAAGTAACGAGTGAATTGTCAGAATTATTTGGAGAGGTAGAGAGTGGCAACAACGAGTACGAGCACGACGAGCAAGAGCAGCACATCGACCACTGAGAGTTCAGTTGATAAGATGCTGGCGGAATACGTTCCTCCTGCTGGATCAGCAGAGGAAGTTAAACTTACCGCAGCAGATTTTAAGACCAGTGATGACGCTCAGATTGCTTTCCTTGAGGAAAGAATTGATGAGGACGTTTTCGCTCAGGTCGTGAATAAGTACGGAAAGCCTTCTAACAGATCAGAAGTTTCCCGTGACCGACTTGACAGGTCTTATGAGCGCGATCTTCCAAAGTGGGCTTTTGATCCTCCCGAAGGAGCAGGTCTTACTGTTAAGGAACAGATCGCAGCACTTGAAGCCGAACAAAAGGAGGCAGAAGAAGCAGCAAAAGAAGAAACAGATACATCATCTACAACTCCCCCTGGAAGTTCAACTTCTAGTTCCTCAACTAGCTCAAGCTAGTTGAACGGGGGATAAATAAACGCTGTCCGCCGCCCCGGTGACACTGTTCCCTCATTTATCCCCCATAACTTCTATGAGCACAGCACACCCAGGTTTTCAAGCTGTGGCAGCTAAAATAGCTGCTAAAAATAAAGTTTCTAAAGCAAGAGCTTCTGCCATTCTTGCTGCTTCATCAAGAAACGCATCTAAGGCAGCTAAAGCGAAGAACCCTAGACTAAAGAAGGTCTCTGGTGGCAACCGCTGACGAATCACTTATCAGCAAATGGGAACTGAAATTTAAAGCTTGTGCTCAACAACGGGTTAACTTTGAGAAGCAATGGCACGCTAATCTGGCTTTCTACTTCGGTAGACAATGGATACAAGTACAAAACATTTCAGTCACTGGATCAAATGTCATTGGCTTTGCGATATCTGACCCACGACCTTCCGAAAGGTGGCGTGTTCGCCATGTATCCAATAAAATTAAGCGCATCATTCGAACCGAGATTACTAAACTAACTAAAGAAGAACCACAATTCTATACAGTTCCAGCTTCTACGGAGGAGAGTGATCGTGCAGCTGCGTTGGCGGCTGATTCTATCTCTGATTTTCTTCTACACTCTCGTTATTTTAATATTACTAGAGGCCAAGCAACTTTTTGGGTAAGCGTCTGTGGCACCGGATACATTAAGACCTTCTATGATGAAACTAAGAAGGACGTAGACGGTAAACAGGGTAAGATCATTTACGAAGCTGTATCTCCATTCCATGTATTTGTTCCGTGGTTACAGGTTCAGGACATTGAAGATCAACCTTTCGTCTTTAACTGTAAGGCAGTAGATAAAGACATTGTTCAGGATTTCTACGGTAAATCCCTAGAAGGTTCTAAGGATGTAGCTAAGGATATTCTAGAATCTCGTTTCCTGACTTCACTAGGTATCAAGACTGATCCCAGTAAGGAATTGAAACAGGCTTACGTTAAAGAAGTTTGGGTTAAGCCTTGTAAAGAATTCCCTAAGGGAGTGATGTTCGTTTACGCCGAGAACAAACTCCTGTACATGTATCAACCAACTCCTGCTCCTATTGAGCAACCTACTTTAAATCCACAACCTCCTACTGTTACTCCACCTGTAGGGGGAGGAAATGAATATGCTATGGGGAATAATCCAGATGCCGGAATGGGAATGGATTTATCCCAGCTTGGATTACAGAATCCAGAAGCATTCGGAATGCAATCTCCGGCACAAACAACGGAATATCCGTACCAACATGGGGAATTCCCGTTTGCGAAGATCGATCATATCCCCGCTGGAAGATATTACGCTCAATCGACTATAGATGACTTAATGTCAATCCAGAAGGATTATAACCGAACTAGATCGGTTATGAAAGAGGCAGCTAATATTGCAGGGAAGCCTCAATGGTGGATGACCAAAGGTAGCTATGACGTAGCCAAACATACTTCCGAACCAGGGATTATCCTCCAAGTAAATCCCGGTATGGAAGGGCCGCAGCCGCTTCAGCAACCTGAGCTTCCTCAGCAAGTCAAAGACGAACTCGATATCGCTATTCGTGATATGGACGATATCTCTGGCCAGTTCGAAATTGCTAAGGGAAGAACCCCTCCCGGTGTTGAAGCGGCTTCGGCCATTGCTTATCTTCAAGAAGAAAATGACACTATTCTCTATCACACTGTGGCTTCCATCGAAGCTGCTATCCAAAAGATTGGAATTCAATCTCTGTCTCTCGTCCATGAATTCTGGACAGAAGATAGGGTTGTTAGAGCTACATCTCAAAACTCCTATTTCGAAGCCAGAATCTTTAAGGGAGCTGACCTTAATCCGTTCATGGATTTTAGGGTCGAATCTGAATCAGTGGCTCCCAGATCAAAAGCTGCCAAACAAGCCTTCATAACTGAGTTGCTTAAGACAGGTGCATTGCCTATGGATAAGGCTATGCGCTACCTACAGATGAATGAAACTAACAAACTCTATGAAGAAATGATGGTAGATTCTCGTCATGCTCAGCGTGAAAACTACATGATGAGTAAAGGACAACCACTCTACAAAGATTCAACTGAGATGGACCCGAACGATCCTATGGGACAAAGGAGATTGCCTAGAACTGAGATTATGAAGGACGATCAAGGTAAAGAGATTGTTCAAAAGGGACAACCTGTGATGCGTCCAGTAACAATTAATGACTTTGACAATCATCCAGTTCATGTTATGGAACATGAAAATTACATGAAATCTCAGGAATATGAATTGCTTTCTCCTGAAGTTCAACAGATTTTCTTGGATCACCTACAGGAACACAAGCAAGAGATTTATCAGGAGACAATGGCTCAGCAACAGCTAGGGCTACAACCTGAGGGTGGTCAAACTCCATCTTCTACGCAACAACAAGAAAGTGCTCCCGCAAGTGGATAACATTCAGTTTGGTGGTGGAGCAGATGATAACGGTGATTCCGCTTCCCTGGAAACAGATACTAGTCAGCTTTATCATGGATTCCTCAATGACATTCCTGAGCAAGATCGGGAAATCGTAGCGAGGTATGCAAAGAACTGGGACGGCAACGTTACTAAGCAGTTCCAGAAAATCCATGAAGGTTACAAGCCCTACAAAGAACTAGGTGATCTACAGCGTTTGCAGATCGCTAATGAGTTCTTCAATAGATTTGAAACCAATCCTCTCGAAGTTTATCAAATCTTCAAGCAGGGTTTGGCAGAACAATACGGAGAGGATTTCGAGAACGAAATGTATACACAAGATGAAGACGATCAAGAATTTGAAGAAGATGATGATGAAGAATATGATGACGATGAATATGAGGAAGTCGATCTACCAGATTCAGTTGTAGAGTTTCTTGAGGGAATCGGAGCATCTGTCCAAGACTTGGTTGATTGGAAATCATCCCAAGAAAGTCAGGCACAAGAAGCTTATGAAAATGAGCAACTTGACAATATGCTCACGGAGATGCATAATACTCTCCTCAAAGGATACAAGCTCGATGAGGATGACGACGATTGGTTGCTCATCCAAATGAGTAAAGGGAGAGAACCAGCCGAAGCCGCTCAGGCATGGGTTAATAAGTTTGGCGGTCAACAGTCTGCATCGCGTCCTGTAGCCAGAATTCTTTCTGGGCAGGGTGGCGTTCCAAACGACCAGGTTGATTTATCTAAACTAAGAGGAACAGATCGCAGGTCTGCGGTCGCAGCACTTTTAGAACAAGCTAACAGGGAGTAATCCCGAAAGGATAAATCAAAATGCCAGGTGCAGACCTGACTACCGTTAATGGTATTCTCAAAGAAGTTTACGAAGGCGGAATTAACAACCAGCTTTCGGAAGAACGAGTTACCATCAAGAGAATTGAGCAGACAGCCGAAGGTACAAGTACTGACGCTGTTGGCGGTAAGTACGTTGTTTTCCCTGTTCGTATTTCTCGTAACGCTGGTATCAGCTATCGTGCAGAGAATACGGCGCTTGCTCCTGCTGGTAACCAGGGATTGAAGTCAGCGCAAGAAAACCTGCGATATGGTTATGGTCGCGTTCGACTGACTGGTCAACTTATTGATCTTGCTGCATCTAAGCCACAAGCATTTGCTAACGCAATGGATGTGGAAATGGATGGCCTTAAGAATGATATCGCTCGTGATGAGAACGTCATTGCTTATGGTCATATTGATGGTGCGGTAGCCTCTGGAATTCGTTCCAAAGTTGCTTCAATTGCAGGTCAGGTTGTTACTGTAGATTCAACCAACCTTCTTGAAGTTGGTATGGTTGTTGATTTTGTTAACGCAGGAACTCCTGTCGCTGGTGGTACTGCCGTTACTATCACTGCAATTAACACACCTACTACTTTTACAGTTGGTGGTACTGCTCCTACAACTGTTGCTGGTAACTACGTGGTTCGTACTGGTGACTGGGATAAAGAGCCGCATGGTCTTAACAAGATTGTGTCTGCTACTGGTGCTTTGCACGGTCTTGATCCAGCTACTACTGGTGTTTGGAAGTCCACTCAAGATACCACTACTGCTACGTTGACCGAAATTGCAATGGTTACGAACTGTGACGCAGTTCGTCGTGCAGGTGGAACTTCCGGCCCGTCAGTTATCTTTGCATCATTCGGTGTGCGTCGTGCGTATTTCTCTTTGATGCAGCAACTCCGTCGTTACATCGCTCCAAAGGAATGGACTGGTGGACTTATCGGACTCGCCTTTAACTACGGGAAAGAGATTCCTGTTGTTGAAGATCGTGACTGTCCCGATAAGAACATGTTTGGACTCAAGGAGTCTGAACTTAAGATTTGGCGTGATGAGCGCTGGCACTGGGAACAGAAGGATCATTCCATTCTCAAGTGGGTTACGGATTATGATGCATACGAAGCGCTGATGAAGCAGTATTGGCAGCTTGGTACGCACACTCGTAATGCTCACTGGAGGATGTCGAATATCACTGAGGTTTAATCCTCCCTTCCTGAAGATTTCATTAATCTCCGAGGAAGCGGAGAGGGAAGGGGAGTGCGTTTGCACTCCCCTTCTTTTATATTGGAGGTAAAGTGGCATTAGAACATTCGATCGAAATAAGAGGATTACAGCAAAACTTCGTTACTCCCTTCGGTGGTAATCTTTACTCTGCTGATAGAATTGATTTCCAGCTTGTAGGAAACTGGACTGGAACTGTTAAATTTGAATGTAGCTTAGACGGAGAGAATTGGGTTCCTATTGGCGCCTATCCAATTGGAACCGGCGGGGGTCATGGAAATGAAAGTGCTGTAACTGAATCTACTGGTCCTGGATTTTTTGCAATTCCTGGGCATCCTTTTCATTTTAGACTTAACTGTGGCTCCCCATTTGTAGGGAATGGGGAAGTAATTTTTGACTTGATTCAAGACAAGCAATCATGACAAATGCCGTTGCCACGTCCACCTGTCAGAAACATGACGGACTTCGTGGTATTTTGCTTCGTATTCATAGTAACTACAGGATTGCTAATTTCATTCCTAACTATAGCAGGTATGGCTATCTTTACGGATAAAGACTTAGCACAAGCTTTTGGAGCTATGTCAGATATTCTGACAACTCTTATAGGTTCTTTAGTAGGGTTTATAGCAGGTAAGAGTGCAGCTAGAGAAGAAGATAGAGAGTCATGACTCCCCTACAGGGGGTAGGTTTTTGCGGAGGATTTGTTTTTCTGATAGGTAGCAGCGTTTTATTAAGCCTGATCGGAAATACTGGTGAAGGTTCTGCATCTACACCCAGTACATTGGTTACAACAATTACAGTTGTTGAACCAATACCAGGTCCACCAGGACCAAAAGGAGAACAAGGTGAGCCAGGAGAACCAGGATTGGCCGGACCCAGAGGAATTGCAGGAGAAAGAGGAGAAAGAGGCAAGCAAGGAAGACCAGGAAAAGCGGGGCAAAATGGCGTGGACGGCTCCATAGGTCCACAAGGTTTACCCGGAATAAATGGAACTAATGGAACTGATGGTCTAAATGGAGAACAAGGACCACAAGGAATTCCAGGAAATATGGGGCCACAAGGTTTACCAGGTCCACGGGGTGAACAAGGAGAAACTGGGAGAATTGGTCCCAGAGGAAAACAAGGTATTCCTGGTAAGCAAGGAAATGTTGGACCAGTTGGTCCAAGAGGCGAAACAGGTTCAATTGGACCTATTGGACCCGAAGGACCGCAGGGAATTCCTGGACCTATTGGTCCAGCCGGGCCATTTTGTCCAACTGGATTCACACCAACGGTTATTGGAGTTCATGAGAGAGCACCCGACGACATAACTGTAAATGTTCTCGTCTGTTTAGAAGATTAAGATGACTCACGTATTCGACCCCAATACTGGCTACGTTGTAATTGATGGGCAGATCGTAGAGAAGGACGCTCTACGGGTTGCTGAAGAACTAAAGAAATATGATCCTAACCTGGAAGTGATTTGTGTCGATCCTGCTCATTCGGATATTAATGACGCTCCGTTCATCATTTGTGAATATGTGAATGGAGTGTTTAAGCGGGTCTTTGAATGTTGGCAACTGGATGACCGGGTGCTGGACAGAATCAAGTTTGCAGATACTCATAAGACTGACATTCTTGCCGAACTCGACAAAACAAACAAAGTTAGATACGATAGAAAGCAAGCTCGATTCCGAGATATTATGGAAGCAAACAAAGACTTGGTGTCTCACGTCGTAGCTATGAAGAAATCTAGATATTCCTTTAAGGATCGTGACACCGGCGAAAAGGTCACCATTTTTGATGATCGGCCTGCTGAGCGGCATAACTTCCCTTTGAGTAAATCTACTACCCCTGTAGGGAAGCTTACCTTTTCGTATGGGAGTCACCATGCAATTTAATACGTTAGAACGAAAAGTTCGGCGGTTGTTCGGTGACGAATTTGACATTGTTATCGAACGACAGGATATCATTGACTGGACCAACGCAGCGCAAGTCGATATCGCACGGAAGACTAATTGTTTACCTTATGATATTGTTTTCCCTGCTCGTGCTTTTCCCATTGTTATTCCTGACCTGTACCTAATGTATAGGGTTACTTATGGTAGCCCTGCTACTCCAAAGACGTTTACAACTCTTGAACAAATCGATGCAGAGTCTATTGGATATGGAGTTCAATCAGTAGGGACTCCAGCAAGATACTATTTGCGTGGAAACAAAATCTATCTTTATCCAACTCCAGATACTGGTGATGAGACTAACGTAACTATTACATATGATCGTGCTCCGCTTGATTTACATTTGGTTGATCCTTGGTTTAACTATAAAGGAAACAATTCAAGGGTAAACATTCCAGGAAAAACTAAATTTCAAAGTGGTGCTAATAGTTTCTCTGTAGCTGTTGATCTTCAACCTAGTAGTTGGGAACCTACTGCTAGATGGTGTATTGGGTCTCAATGGGGAACTACTACTCCTACTAAAGCTTGGAAATTTACTAAGACGAATACAGGTATGTTAGAGGTTACCCTACAGGATGCTGGGGGAACTTCTACTGTAGATACATCAACTGTAGCTTTACCAACATGGTCAAACGGAACTAGGGTTAAGCTAGGTTTCTACTGGAGTAATAACCCAAAGACTATTAAATTTGCTTATTCAACAAATGGTGGAGTTAGTTGGGTAGCTCTAGGAGCCTTACTATCAGCAACGGAATTTTCTAATATTAATGCTGGTGTTCAAGGAATTCAATTAGGAGTTCATGGGGCATCATCGGCAGATGGTGTTTACTTTGAAGGTAAAATATACGGGATACAGTTATGGACTTCGGCTGCTCCTGTTACTGATATTGGTCAGGGAATTCTACAACTTGAAGTAGATACAAATAACGATTTGGATACAGTTGAAACACCTACCATCTCTAGCTTTACGAGTAGTTCTGGTGATGTAGTTGAAGTTGATTCTGGAATTCTTACTAGCGATCCTTCTATTGATCTTCCTATTATGTACCATGAGGACGTCGTCCGGTACGTATTGGCAAGAGCTTACGAGAAGAATGAGAACTACGAGGGACAGAATATGTCCGATACGTACTATCAAGAAGGACTAGCTCAGCGCGTTTTTGAATCTACTCATGGTGATGAATCATTCCCGTTTGTCCGTCCTGATCCAATGGATTGGACATAATGGGAATACAAGGCGAAGAAGCATTTCCTCTTGAGATTGGGTTCGGTTTATATTCGGCCGATCTACCATCTGCTATTCCCAATGGCTATTGTCAAGAAGCAATCAATACAGTTTGCTCAGGGGAATCTCAAGAGAACAGAGTAGGGTTTAACTACGTATCGGCTGTAGATTATTTTATTGAACAGCCAGTTACTCCTGAACATACTGCCTTTGTCTTTTGTTATAACGATAATCCTGCCTATCCTGTTCTAGCTTGGCCTGACGGTAACTTCATTTGTTTTATTAGAGGATCGGCTAGGCTTTATTCAGCTGCATATACTGGTGATGGGTTCATGAGAGTGAACCCAGAAAATAGTATTGTTACGTCAATAGCTAACTATGGTACAATTACTTACTTTTGTACCAATCTTGGTATTCGTAAGATAGCTGATATTCCTGGTCCACCATTCGTACCTGGTTTTAACTGGACTTCTGACGTAATTAATTTTACTTCAGTTACTACAGTTTTAACAGGCTTGTATGGTATGATTACCTTTAAGGACCGTATGTGGGCCTTTAAAGGTAATACTCTGTATTTTACTAATGCAGCTACAACTACTACTAACCCAGAAACTTGGAGTCCTGTAACACAAGCTATTCCAGTTGAGGGTCCAGGTGGTTCAGGTGAAATTCTTAAAATCATTCCTATTGGTGCTCGTCTTCTCATTTTCACTTCTAATGGTTTGTATGCTCTTACTGTTCAGGGAGAGCCTGCTTCATGGGTCTTCAAATCACTCGACAACAGATCATTGAGTAATCATAGACAATGTGCATTTGAGAGAAACAACTTAATTTATTATGTAAACACTCTTGGTGTATATGTTACCGACGGTTATGAAGTTACTAAACTTTCATCATCTATAGACGATAAGTTCTTTACAGCAGTAACTGGTAACGTTAGATACTCACTCAACTTCCTACAGGATGGAATGTTGTTGAGTATGAGCCGTATCTTCAAACATACCAATAATCAAATCTACTATGACACAACTTACCATCAGATGTTCTATACTAGATTGGATACAATTGCCTGGTCAGAGTGGAATCTAAAGAACTATGATACTGGTCAGACAGGAGTATTTCAGGATTATAATATTGCGACGATCCTCTCAAGTTCAGATAGTATCTATTCGTTCCTGTCACCCGATCCTTTATCATTTGTATTGCCAGTAGCAGGTAACTCTAGCGTAGCAGTACCATTAGCATGTTTTTTGCAACTCTGTACATATGATGGGTACTTAAATAAGGTAAGAATTCTAGCTGGTGCCAACGGCGTCAAACAGGAACCTATACATATTAAGATCAGATCGTCCTATTCTGACTTCGGACAGTCTTGGAATATCAGTTATATTAAGTATGCCTTCGCTGAAGTCTTTACAAGTGACCCAAATTACCTTTTTGAGACGTGGTGGGTACTGGATGGTACTACGGATGCTCAACAACAGCTTCTAACAGTGATTGATGGTGGTACTCCTGGTGAGGGAACCAACCTAGTTAAGATTACAGCAGGTTTTCATAGCCGACGTGCTGGTCTATCTATCCATACTATCCTCCAAAGTGTCAATTCGCAGGTAAAATTCAAGAATTTCGTTGCAATTATGCACACTGAGCGACGAGAATTCAAGGAAATTCGCTAATGGCCACAAATAAAGAGCCTGGTGGAGCGCAATATTCCAGACAAAGCGGATTACCTTCAAATATTACCGAATTGAAGGAAGCTTCTCCATTCAAACAGTCTTGGATGGACAAAAGAACCCATGATGACCCAGAATTTCACTATATTGGTGAATCTCTACCCGTTCCTTCGGTAATTAAGAGTGTTGGAGTATCTAACTCTGTAGGGGTTAGCCCAATTCCAGCTAGAGAAGATCATGTTCATGCTGGTGCAGGTGGTGCAAGTGGAACATCCTCTGGTTTTTGTGCTAGAACCCCAGATAATGTAAATGTTCCTAATGCTACTTGGCAATTAATCTCAGTTATTAACTTTGCTTGGAACGACGGTAACTGGACCATCAGTGGTGGGAAAGCTATCTGTCCTACTACTGGTCGTTATTTTATAAGGGGACAAGTTCAGCTTCGTCAGAACATGACTAGCCCTGCTAGGGTAATGGTTGGTTTCGAAGTTAATGGTACATTACTTGGTCATGCTCAATCTGGTTATGCTGCTTCCATTAACACAAATACTGGTCCGAGTGAGTGTGCAGCGGTTCTTAATCTTACTGCTGGTGATGCATTAGGTTTACAATCTTTCCAAACTTCTGGTGGAGCACAACAAACTAATGATGGTTGGACGTTTTTAATTGGAGAACGTCTTGGGGGTTTGACTGGACCAAAGGGTGATACAGGATTAACTGGTCCACAAGGAATTCCTGGTCCCCAGGGAATCCAGGGAAATACTGGATTACAGGGTCCACAAGGTCCAATTGGTCCAACTGGAAATACAGGACCACAAGGTGCTCAAGGTCCAATAGGAAATACAGGTGCAACTGGTTCACAAGGACCAAAAGGTGATACAGGAGATATAGGACCACAAGGACCAATTGGTTTAACTGGACCTACAGGAAATACTGGAGCACAAGGTCCACCAGGTAATACTGGTCCGGCCGGAAGTACAGGTCCGCAAGGTCCACAAGGTATTAAAGGTGATACTGGTAATACAGGACCACAGGGACCAATAGGAAATACTGGACCTGCTGGACCACAAGGTAATCCTGGTGCTGATTCAACTGTTCCAGGTCCACAAGGACCACAGGGAATAAAAGGTGATACAGGAGCTACAGGAGCGCAAGGTCCGCAAGGTAATACAGGTGCTCAAGGAATTCAAGGTCCTCAAGGTATTCCTGGTGTAGCAGAAGTTTGGTATTCTGGTGCAGGTGCTCCTGCTGGTGCTACTGGTATAGTTGGGGACTGGTATTTAAATACCACTAACGGTGATGTTTATGAAAAGACTGGTGCATCAGCATGGACACTAAGAGGTAATATTAGGGGTCCCCAAGGTATACAAGGTATACAGGGAATTCAAGGACCAACTGGAAATACCGGAGCAACTGGTGCAGATGGTCCACAAGGTCCGCAAGGTCCAACAGGAGCAACTGGTAGTCAGGGACCAATTGGTAATACAGGTCCACAAGGTCCGCAAGGTATTAAGGGAGATACTGGAAATACTGGCTCTCAAGGTCCTCAAGGTATTCAAGGACCACAAGGTCCAACAGGACAAGCAGAAGTTTGGTATTCTGGAACTTCTAACCCTGCGGGAGCAACTGGAGTAGTTGGAGATTGGTATTTAAATACTACCAGTGGTGACGTATTTGAAAAAACGGGTGCCTCTACATGGACACTTCAAGGAAACATTAGAGGCCCACAAGGTGTTCAGGGAATTCAAGGAACTCAAGGTCCACAAGGAACTACAGGAGCTACAGGTTCTCAAGGTCCGCAAGGAAATCCTGGTGCAACAGGTTCTCAGGGTCCAAAAGGAGATAAGGGAGATACCGGAGATACTGGTGCAACTGGTGCTACAGGAAGTCAAGGTCCGCAAGGTATTCAAGGACCAGCAGGACCGGCTGGTGAAGGTATTGCAGTAGGTTGTGTTTATTTGTGGCCTGCTTCAACTACTAACATGCCTCTTAAGCATTTAGTGTGTGATGGTGCTGCAATTTCTAGAACTACCTTTGCTGCTTTATTTGCAGTTATTGGAACTACGTGGGGATCGGGAGATGGTTCTACCACCTTTAATCTTCCTAATATGCTAGATTTTTTTGTTATGGGTGCAAATACTTCTGGTGGTACAGGTGGTTCTGCTGATTCTGCTGTGGTATCGCACTCCCATACACAGCCTACTCACACACACACATTAAGCAACCACACTCACACTATAGCTCACACTCACGATGTTTCTTTGCGTAACGTAACTGGTTCTGCTGGTGGTGCAGCAGTAGGTGGAACAGCGCAGTTTGGAACTGCAACAACTACAGCTGCAAGTAATGCAAATACAGGTACTCCATCAAACAATGCTACTGGTGCAGATGGTAATGATGCTACGGGTACTTCTGGTGTGAGTGGAACAGGGCTTAATCTCCCTCCGTATAAAAAGATGATCTATATTATAAGGGCACAAGCATAATGTCTCTCGACCAAGCCTTCAGAAAAGCCCTTCGCCCTGTTGACGCCAGGGGCCTGCGTGGTGTATTCTCACGTGGCAAGCCGCAGTACGGTAAGATCGCAAATGTACCCAGACCGGGTGCCCAAATGTTTAGGCCACAATTAGCCGCACAACAAAGATTAAGAAGGGGTCTTGCAAATGCCTCTGGACCCGGCAACGTTAAACGCCTTAAAGAATCGTTGGATGCTGGACGAAATGGGCCTCGATCAAGAGGCCAACTTGGCAAGAATCAACGCAAGGCAATCGCTCGAAGACTTAAGGCGCACAAACAAAAGAAGCACTGAACGTAGCGCTGATCTAATGGCTGATCGTGGTCTAGCTCGTTCTGGAATTGCCCGTAAAGTAGATATGGAACGAGAGCAAGATTTCCAGAGAGCTATGGGTAGAACAGATACAGCAAAGACTGTTGCTCTATCAGCTATTGCAAGAAAGCGTTTACAGAATAAAGCTGCTTACGATCAATCCAGAGCACAACTAGCTCTTGGAATGGGAGTTGCTCCATCAGTTGCTCCTTCAACTTCAACTGATACAGGAACTACACTATAATGGCGCTAACTCCACCATCTAAACCAACAGCTAATCCAGTTAGAAAAGCTGTAGCTAAACAACTAGTTCCACCACCAACTACACTCAAACCAGGAATTCAACCAGTAGCTAAAAGACCAGGAGTTCTTCCACCTGTTGTACCTAAACCAGTAATTAACATACCCAGTAGTAGTGGTAAGTGGTCCATGTTTAAGGGTGGACCATTGAGTAGACAAACGACTGGTCTTAAGCGATCAGTTAGAGCTAAAAAATCCCCTACAGGTAGGAATAACCAATGGCTTTAGCAACTTCTAAGCCTAGGGTTTCTGTTATTGGCCGGGGGGTTCCTGCTACACGGGGACCAATGGTTCATACTACCGCCAATACAGCAACTCCTAGTACAAGAACTACTGGCACAGTCAATAAACGAATTATGACTTCTGCCGGTAATAATCCTGGTGGTTTAAGAACCACGGCTCGTAATCCATTTCCTTCTGCTCCAGGTAAGAAAAGAGCAGCAATGACTCCTGGTGGACCCGTTCTTAAGAAAGGCCCACCAACTCCCGGAAACGCTGTTCGTATTATTCGTGGTCCAGGAATGGCTAGGCGTGCTGGTACTCCTAAGACTGGACTTCGTAATTTACAGACTGTTCAGAGAATTCGTGGAGCTAGAGAAAATATCCGACAGAAGGAAGGTCGCAGGGTAATCAATCCTGCTGGTCCTAGGAAGATCATCAAGACCAAGGGTCGTACAAAGATCATAGGTAAAAATAGAGTCATCATTGTTACAAAGCGTGGCTCTGTTGTTAAGAACAAGAAGGCTGGGACAGTTACTAGAACTAAGCTTCTAGGGAAAGAGAACCCTTATTCACGGACCAGAACTACCGTAACTGGTGGAGGTTCAAAAACGGCAACTAAGGCTGACGACTGGACAGCAGTAAAGCGTTCAGGTCAAAAGGGTTCTCGTCTGATTGTTAAGCAGGAGAGTGGTAGAAAAGTAGTTGTAGGTCGTAGGAAGGCTACTCCTAATAAACTCCGTGTTAGAGTTATTGGACCTGGTGGAAAGACCAGGATGACTAGAGTTGTCGGTCCTAAGTTTACTAAGACTACTCGTGGTGGTAAGACAGTTACGAAAAAGACTCGTATGCTTACTAAGGAACAGTCTAAGAAAACTGCCCGTGTTGGTCAGAAGCGTTGGGTCAGGGCTGGACTTGGAATTAAGTCTAAGCATATGGAAAAGCAACCTACTTTCCATGAAGGTCCAAAGGGTAAGGGAAATTGGAAGAAGGTTCACACTATTCGTCGTCGGCGTCGTCGGCGTGGTGCGAGATTTAATCAGTCTGTGACTAAGAGTCAGCTTAAAAATCAGGGAGCTAGGAGTTACTAATGCCTAGGCGGCCTGGTGTCCTTACGGATGCTCAAATTCGGCAAATGATTGGTAGAATGTCTGGTAGTCAAAGACCAGATCAACCAAACATTGGGCCTGTAGGGGCACCAGTCCCTGGTTTTAATACTCCAGTTGCAGATCAATTACTAAATAGACCAGTTGATCCTGCAACTGGAGTACAAGCACCATTAAATCCAGGTCAAGTTAATAATGTTCTAAAAGAACTTATGCGTGGATCATTGGGCCAATATGGATTGACAGAACGTGACATTCGCAGATTATATCGTGGCGTCAATTTTAATCTTCGCTCTCTTAGTGACCCTTATCTTATGCGTATGGTTCGGGGACTCCTCGACCAAGGATTGAACATGAAACAGATCATGCGTGATCCTGCTTTCATGGACTATCGCCAGAATTACCAGGGGATGAGGGAAACTGGCGAACAAAACATGGCTACTGATCTAGCCTGGGTTGAGAAATTCCGTAACGTAGCTCGCGATTCTTTTAATTCTCTCTTACTCTCAAATACAATGGGCGCTACTGCTGCTGCTGCTGGAGGTTCTGGTGGTGGAGGAGGCGGAGGTGGTGGGGGAGGATTTAGAAGATTTGGTGGCGGTGGCGGCGGAGATGGAGATAGTGGATTTTCCTCTGATTATGATATGGGTAGAGCTACTAGTCGAAAGATTGACTGGTGGCAACCATTTGTAAACCAAATTATTGAAGTCCTACCTGGAATTAAATCAGATAAACAACTTAAAGATTTTATCATTGGTATTAAGTCTACTATGGGTACAGATGAACCTACCCTACAGAAGATTCTTGACTCAGTAAGATCAAGGTCTACTGAGAGACAGAGGAATCAGATTCTCGATCTATGGGGTAAGACTGGTGCTGAAACTGGTGGACCCAATAAATATTTGAATGAAGCTCCTGAACTTAAAGAACAATACGCAGCAGTAGGAACTGAGCTTCAAGGTGATCTTAGTGCTTCCGAGAATAGAGAGATTCTAGCTAGACGTAAATATGAAGGGCCTACTAACGTTGATCAAATGAGGGCCATTTGGAATAAACTTGGTTTAGCACAGCAGGTACAAGTTGATCCCGCTGTTCAACAATACATTCAAAATAGACCTACAATTACAAAAGCTTCAACTGAACGTCTAACAGAATTGACTAATAAAGAAAAAGAAGGTGATCTTTCTGAGGAAGAAGTAGCAGAACTACAAACTCTACGAGATACTAAACTAGCTCTAATTAACCAACCACTTGCTGAAGCTGGATATAGTCCTACTGCATTGAGAGTTCAAGATATTCTAGCTGATGCTATGCCAAATGCTGTTACTGGTCAAGGTGCTTATACTCCAAAAGCCGTCATGATGAGTGCTTACAATAGAAAGCAGAGACGGCTAGCTAAAGAAATTGTAAAGAATCAGCAAGAGCAACAACAATTAGCTATGACTCAAACTGTTGCTAGAAACCTTTCTGGTAACTGGGGACCAATGGAAACCTATAGGGGTGTGAAGTTGGATTCCGATATTGACTGGGATATCGATGTTCCTAAACTTCCTCCTGGTGGCTTTCCTGGAAAAGGTTTACCTGGTGTTGGTATAGATGAAGGTACTGGTCAGGCAGGAAACTATATCCCTAACTTGAAAAGAGCGCCTAGAGTTATTTCAGCAGCGGCTAGAAGGAGAGCTGTTTTAGCTGACGCTGATCCGATTAATGCTATGAATCCAGCTAGGTTGCCTTATGGTGCTAGGTCAACTATGTATGGAATTCCTGATCGAAGTGGGCAAGGACCAGCTAATCCAAATGCTGCAAGGATTGGTGCTCGTACAGAACCACCTCCTTCTAATATTATAGATACTATTGTTAATCCTAAACTTCCTACAGGTAGAAGAAGGCAAAGAGCAGAAGAACAATCCGTTAGAGTTAGTCAACCAGGACAGAAATCCTATACCAATCTTTTGAATCCCTTTAGACCATCAATTCCACAAGCTCCACGGAATTATGATACAATGAATCCATCTACTACTGCTGACGTGTTTGGTTTACCAAAGACTGGTGGTGGAGGAGGAACTAGTGCTCCTACTTATTCTTTCCAAACTGGTGGTTATGAACAGATTGTAAATGACGCTATTACAAAGGAAAGAGAAAAACAAGCTGCCGCTGCTGCTGTTCAGAGGATAATTTCTTCTGCGTATAAATCAGCTGGTAGCAGTGGTGATAGTGGTGGTACTTCTTATCCTGGTGCTGTTTCCTCGTATGGTACTCCTGAAATCCAAAGGTCTGTTAGGGCACAGAACGCTATTAATAGATTGATTTCACCACAGAAGAAACAACAGTCTTACTATCAACAAACCCATCCTAGCAGTTATAATCCTGGCGGAGCATAAATGGGTATTGCTGACTACTTCCAGAAGGCCATGCAGGCCGACCTGGGTAATCGCCTAGGTCAAAGGTTGTCAGTACCTCAGCCTTATATACCCCAAACTAAAAACGTTATTCCAAGACCAAGTGATGTAGTTTCAGGTATTAGACAAGGAATTATTGACCTTCCATCTGAAATTGAGAAAGGTTACGAAAGAGTCTTTGGAGAAAGAGCCACTGGTGGTGAGGGTGGTGGCTTGATGGCAAAGATAATGAGGGAAGCTGGGAAAGAACAAGACATAGCAAGAAATATAGAAAACAGAAGAGTCGCTGGTTTAACTAAGAAGATACTTGAAAAGAACCGAGTTGATTTCGCTGCTCAGATGGAAGATATGAGAGCGAAGGAAGGTGAAGAAGCTAAGAACGACCTGTTTGAACAGTATAAGAAAGAAGGTCTATCTGACGTTAATGCTAAGTGGCTTGCCGATCAACAAGGCGAGTCACAAGGCTTTAGTGGTTGGGTAGATAAGAACGTTGGTAAGTACGTATCGCCAGTTTTCAACAATCCGCAGAATGCCATTTTTGGAATGCTGCAACAACCTCAAGAGGAAACTGGTGGTAAACCGGGATATGGAGATATCCTACCTGGTATGCTCCGTGGCTTACAGTATGGTATTACTGGTCATAAACAGTATGATGCTGGTAAGATCATGGAACAGTATTTTCCTTCGGCTCCACATGCTGCAAAAGTTGGTGGTGCTGCTGCTTTAACTCTTACTGCTGACCCTCTAAACCTTTTTGGTGCAGGAGCACTTAAATATTCAAGGGAAGGTAAATATCTAAACGACGTTGGGATGGCTGAGAATGTTGCTGAGCAGGTAAGGAAAGCTGCTACTGAATCTGGAATTGATTTAGGTCGTTATGCTACTAGTGGTAGTAAAATTGTTTCTCATGAAGCTGCTCTTGATAACATTGTACAGAAGGTTGTAAGTCAAGTTCAAAGTCGAGTTCTTGATATTAAGGGTGGTGGTGCTAAGGGTCGTCTTAATGTAGGTTCTCGAAAGGGATTCGCTGCTGCTGCTGCCGCTGATGCTACGAATGAGGCACGTAAAGGTATACTTGGTAGGTTTGAAGATATTCTAGATGACTATCGTAAATGGGTTATGGACCCAGCTAATAGAGGTAAGGTTTTTGATCCTGTTCGTATGATTTCTATGCGAGCAATTGATAGGCATTTTGATGATTTTATGAGAATCCTGAACACTAAGACTGGCAGGATTACTGATAAAATGCTTGATGATGTTGCTGAACAGGTTCGTAGAAACTTCGATAAGGGTGGCGAGGAATTCGGCCAAGCTGTTTATAGGAATGTTGGACAATCCTATTATAATGCCCCTGCAATAAGAGTTGCAGGTAAGTATGTGAAGATTCCATTCCTTGGTAAGGCAATGTCATCTATCCAGACTGGTAGTAGATTCAATGATATGGAAGCTATTACCAGTCTTTCCCATGCTGGTCAATTCCCAGGTAAGTTGGCTCTACTACAGAACCGTGGGCGTGCTCATGGGGTTCAGCTTCTAGAACAACTTAGAGAAGAAGTAGAGAAGTTCGCAACTGACTACGATAAGGGTCAACGTGAAGCCATCATGGAGATGGCAGAAAAACCTATGGGAGCATTCCCACATGACCCACATCTACAGAGTGGGTTAGATTTCTACCGTCAGAAGATGGATGAAATATTTGATCGGGAAGCTAAATCTGGTGTTCCAGGTCGTAGTCCAGATCAAAAGCTGGATAACTATACCTTCGTATGGAACAGACGAGGAAGTCCTAAGAGACTTAGAGAATTTAAGAATGGTAGACGTGATCAAATTTGGGCAAAAAAGGGTGCTGCAAACTATAACGTAGCAGCAGCTAAGCTCAAGAAGTTCAATCCAGTTACTGATCCATTTAAACAAATTCTTCTTCGACAAGCTAAGAGTAATCGTGACGTTACTAGAGCGTTGTTCATTTCTGATCTTGCAGAAAACTACGGCCATGTGGCTAGGGGTTTGCCTGTTGATGCAGCAGAAAGACAGAAGCTAGTTAAACTAAATAAAGAGCATCTAGCCGAACCTTTGCGAGATTTAGCTAAAGGTCGCGGGGATGAATGGTATCTACCTCAATCATATCATGACGCTTATGATGACTTTAATGAACTATCTAAATTTAACGCTGACTATAGGCCAGTTCGTTGGCTTAGAAAGATAACCAACTTCATCAAGGCTTCCGCCACAGTCTATAATCCCGGTTACCATCCTAGAAACATGATATCTGATGCTGTCATGGGATTCCTAGATGGAGTTGGGCTTAAAGCATGGAGTACTTATCTCTCTAAGGCTGGCTTCTATAGGAAGGGAATAGAAAAAGTTCCAAGGTTCCATTTGAGATCAGGCGCTAAGTTTAGAATTGGTGAGAACTACGTACTTAGTGCTGATGAAGCTCAGCGTTTGTTCAAAGCTAACTCTGCTGGTGGTGGCTTTGCTGTAGGGGACGTTGGTGGCAATCTTATGTCACAAGTCGGCTCTAAAATTAACGATAGAGTGAGAAACATATCTGAGGTTCGTGAGGACTTCGGACGTATGGTTCACTTTATGGAAGCTTTAAAGCAAGAGTATCGTGGACTTAGAAAGTCTGGCTTGTCTCAAACTGCCCGTGAAGCAAAGGCAGTAGAACAAGCTGCGTGGCGAGTTAACCATTACAAATTTGATTATGGCGCACTTACCAAATGGGAACAGCGGGTTATGAAACCTGCTATTCCTTTCTATACATTCACTCGTAAAGCCGTTCCTACTTTGATGGAGAGTTTTATAACTCATCCAAAGTGGTTGTTGAGATACCAACGACTTCGTGAAGCTAGAGATGGAGATGAAGCTAAGAACTTCATGAGCTATCAGCTTCCTGATTGGATGAAAGAAACTGGCTTCGCTACAATAGCTGACGAGAAAGAGCCATTGAACTTCACGTTTGATACTCTCCCTACAGATGCACTAGCTAGTGTGATACCGCCTGGTAAGAAGAACATTTCTAACCTTGCACAAACACTTGTAGAACAAGTTAACCCTCTAGCTCAGGCACCATTTGAACTAGCTAACAGGCGTCAGATTTTCTCTGGTAAGAAGATCGATAGCCCTTGGGAATACATGCTAGATAAAATTGGTGGACCTTTGAATGCCGCTGAGCAATTCAAGACTAACTGGGATAGAGGCAGGCCGTTCATGGAGAACATTCTCAGTAGTCGTCTAGGACTTGGATTGCCACTTCACAGAGTGTCTCGTGAACAGATGGATTTCCAGGCTAAACAATGGGAAGATAAGAACATAGAAGCCCCTCGTGATAAGTTCAACGAGGGAGAGGGTAAAAAGAAGGGTATTCGTATTGTTATCTCTAAGGGACAGAGACCTATAGATCCATCGTCTTATAAGGTGGTAGATGACAATACAGGTAAAACTCTTTGGGAAGGTGTAGACCCTTGGGTAGCTATACAAATGGCTAAGAGAAGTAAGGGTTCTCAACTAGATACTAACCTAGACGATTGGAACGAGGGTTATACTGATGACAATGACGTATTCCATCGTGGAGTAGGAGAAACACACAACCTTCGTATTTATTACTCTGAGAGGAAAGACGGAAATTCCTACAGGGTAAAGGACACAAAGTCTGATAAGATTCTCTTTGAATCTAAAGACCCTCAGAAGGCTTTGAACTTTGCTCGTAGCAGAGCAAAGAATAGACCTGCCTCTTACAAACGAGACAGGAAAGAACGCAGAAGCATAATGCCATATGAAAGGGTAGGCTAATGCCTGGCGTTGATATGAGTTCGATTAAGAACCCTAAAGCCTATGAAGCCCTAAAGAAAAAGGGCATGTCCAAGATGCAAGCCGCCAAAATTTCTAACAGTTTGATGAAGAAAATTTACAACCTTAAGAATTGAAACTATACTGTGTTTCAATAGGCCAACCTAAGATATGATATAAGTGGTTCTTCCTATCAGATAGACTCATGATAGATAACATATAACCACAAATCTGAATAGCCTTAGCATCCCGTTCTTCAATAGCCTTACGCAGACACCATAGAATATCTACATCTTCAACTTCTCTAAGTCTGAGAAGCTCACGTAGTACTCCACCTTCCTCTTGTTTGTTATCCTCCCAATAAGTTTTTATCCGCTTCCCATCAGGACTCTTGGCTTCTGATCTCGAAATTGCCATGAGTACCACACTCCCTACATATTAGGTTATCCAGGGGGATTCCCGCTCTTAAACCTAGGAACAGATTTTCGATAGAGCAATCTGTCCTATCACCGTTTCGATAACCGACGGTTACATACTTTGGTAGAGGATGACCAAGATGTTCTTCCATCACCGCTCTAGCTTTTAATACAACTTTGCCGTCTTTGTTGTAGACGTATTCGTAGCCGCTTCCGCTTCTCAAGGAGCCTCCCATTGAAGAATGAATGGGTGGATTTAAGAAATTGTCGTACCGCAGATTTAGGGTTATTCTTTTCTCTATACGAGGATGAACAGAAACTAGCAAAGAAGATTTGTAAAGGTTGTCCTGTGAAGGAACCTTGCTTAGAGTACGCATTGAAATCAGGGGAGTTTGGTATATGGGGTGGGACTAACGATAGAGAACGGAATCGTCTTAGGATTAAGCGATATCAGGAGCAGATAGGTTTGGTTGTGCATGTAACTGTTTCACAGCATAGTAATATATGTGTGCCAGAGCATCCCACTTATGCATCCCCTTCTTCCCTTTCCGGTATTTCTTTCCCAACCACCCATACCCCACCGGCTTTACCGAAGCTGGCTGGAGTACGATTTCCTTCCCAAGCTGTGAACAAAGCGTCCTGATAGCTCCGATCATTTGCGGAGCTATCATATCGTCGTAGTCAAAAGCTCCTGATCTTGCGAAGCGAGGATCAATTAGGAAGTTCTCTACTATGATGATATCAGCTTCCTGTAGGAGAGGTTGTAACTCCAGTCCAGTGGTATCTTTGGATTCCCCAAAGTTAGTTGGATGAATAACGTTATCTTCTAGTTCAGCAGTAGCCCATCCAGTTGTACCTCCTGGATCAATTCCCAGTAGGTGCATAAACTGTACTCCAGAACTTGACGATATCCTCAGGATATGGACGTGTGTGTACTGCTTCGTTAAGCATTGCATTACATCTACACGTCGTTGTTATTAAAGGACAGTTGTTCAAACTTTGTGGGTTTCCCACTTCCTGCCCTCTCGGACACAGCATCTTTATCTCCCGCTAATGATCTGATGGTCCATGACAGACCAATTGCTTCAGTCCTTGTACAGTTGATAACTGTATCAGTTTTGTGGTCATAAATCAAACAACGATTGTGTGGTAAAAAGGTAACGTCAAACCGTTCTTGACGTTCTGTAGAAATTGCTCTACCGTTCATCTTCCTTTATCTTCCTCATACACTCCCATATGTTCTCTAACTTCTGCTAGCTCTTGAGTGATATCCTCATCATCTCCCCAATCCTCTAGTAGGAGTTCGGCAAGACGAAAAGTTATGGGGCTGAACCTCACTTGAGCACAGTGAATAGCTGCATTTGAATTATCCAGGTGGTAATTCTGGAGAAAACACCACTGCAAAATAGTAAAATATTTGTTCATTGGGCAAGTAGCTTTCGATCGGTTGTGAACTTTAGATCAAAGATTTCTGTAGTCCAATCTTCCATGAGTTTTTGAATTTCTATTACCTCAGATTCTCCATCAACGTTGACCCAGATAGAATCGTGAACTTGGTTTGAGATGCAAGCCCCTCCTCCTCTAGCTTTAAGCATAGCTCGTTTAACAATTTCGAAAGCCCCTCCCTGGACGACGGCGTTAAAGGCTTTTCTGTGCTCAGAACTATATTGAAAATGTCGTTTTCGTCCGTTCCACATAGCAATCTCACCATACTCATTTGCGTATTCCTCCGCTTCGATCACCTTGTTGAACAACATAGGATAAGCTGAACGATAGTCCATATGGATTTGTTCAGCCTTCTTAGAGTTAGTTCCAAGTGACTTTGCTAGGGTATTAACTCCAGCTCCATATCCCATAGCATAATTAACAGTCTTGGCGTTGAACCTTGATATACCAAGGTCATTCGCAACCATTTGATGAAAGTCACCTTCGTTTCTAAAGATTTCGAGAAGTTTGGGTTCTTGGCAATAGACGGCCATGAGGCGGTATTCAATTGTTCGGAAGTCAATCTCCCATAATTGCTTTCCAGGCTCCGGTCTAAAGACGTCTTTAACATTCGATCCCTTGTATTCTTCTCGTGGTATCTGCTGCAAGTTGGGCAGCTCTCCGCTCAGCCGGCCTGTCACCGTCCCATGCTGCTTGAAATTTGTGTGGAGTCGGGGATAAGCCCTGCTAGTGAGCCTGAGATAAGCCGAGAAATAGCTTGACTTTTGCTTGCCCAATTTCCTATACTCATAGACGAGGGCCGTGACCGGGTGCCCTACACTTTGTAAATATTCTGAGGATACTTGCGGTTTACCTTTTGGAGTACGTGATGGAACATCTAAACCTAGTCCCCAAGGTGGAGAACCAAAAAGTTTGGAATGTAATTGATCGGGTTTGGCAGGATCGAATTTCAGAGCCTCAAGAATCTGACTCATACGGTCAGCGCATTGCTGCTCCAAAGACTCGCAAAGTTCGCGGTCGATTGGAAGCCCCAGTTCCATAATCTCTACTAACAACAACATGAAGTCTCGATCGAATTCAACCCATTGATCTATCCAATCCTTCTCCATATACTGCATCAATATGTGATACAAGTCTCTAGTTAGGAATGCATCTGTCTCCGCATACGTTGCCATTACATACGGAGGCACTTTGTCCCAGCTAGAGTGCATAGCCTTAGAGAGTTTGGTTTTCTTTTCATCTTTAAGATAACGGAGAGCTAAGCTCTCTAGGCTATGTCCCTCTCCGCTTCCCATTACATTCTCATTGATAAAGTGGGACATTAACATAGTGTCCCAGATATCCCCTGTAGGGATCGTTACGCCCAATTTACTGAGCACCATCAAATCGAATGCTGCGTTATGGAAAATGATCGGTCCCTTGAAGGACTCGAAAAGATCAGGTGGCACTTTAAAATTGGCGTGCTCATGTCCGAACCAAGGCCGATGGTCTACAGGTATGTAATAGTGATTCTTATCTGTAGCGAAAGATACACCAAGGCAATACCTATTTTTATATAGATCAGTAAAGTTAGTCTCCGTGTCTATGGCTAAAACCTGGCTGGCTTGGATTTCCTCCCGTAGGTTGTTTACTTGATCCTGGCTGTCCACCAACATCTTCAACCCTTTCGTAATTCAAATGCTCGTTTCGTCGGACGTAGAACTTGTCCTTCGGTCCGAAACGAGTCTTAATAGCAGATAGTTCGAGACGCTTACCCTCATCCCATAAGCAGAGAACAGTCTCAACAACTCTGGCAAAGTGAAAGCTTCCATATAGATCACTGAGCTTGTTGGGTTTTTTGTTACCCTCAGTGGCTTTCCTGTTGTGGTGAATAGCAACAACTGCACAATTATATCGTCGTTGAATCTTACGTATCCACCGCATAACTCTCTTAGCTTGATCGTTGGCATTGTCTCCTTCTTCTAGTAGCTCTGATAGAGAATCTATAATCACCACGTTAGGCTGATGTTTAAAGATTAGATTTTCATACCCAATCAGTTCTCCACTTTCGTCGATTACTTGTACCTTTGTTCTGTCTAGGTTCTCTGGCCACTCCTTTGACTGGAAATCCAATACGTATTTGATTTGGCGAACTTCCATCTCTAGAGATAAAATCAATACGGAGATATCCTTGACTTCGGATATCTTCTTCCCTAAAAATTCTTGCCTCGCGGTAAGGTCCACTGCGAATTGTAAAGCAAGCTGAGTTTTCCCAACGCCGGGTGCTCCTGTTAAAATTAGAAACCCGCTTGTATGGAGCCACCCTGGTACTATCCAATCTATCTTCTCAGTATGATCTAGAATGTGTTGAAGGTTGTAGACGATGATTTCGTCTTCAGAGTTTACTTTGATAAGGGCGTATTCAGCTAATGAAGATAGTCTCTCAAACTGGTCAGTTCGACCTTGAAATTTACCTACCCGATCATCTACATGATGAAGCAAGGAAAATATTTCCGCGTGGTTTAATCCTTCCTCAGCAAGTTCAAGCGCGATTTTTGCTAGGAAAGAGCTACGAGCACCTTGCTCTACAGTTTCGTCTCGAATCCGCTTCTTCAGAGATAATGGCAGAGCAAGTATCAATTTCCCTACAGGGAGAAGGTCTGCCTGTTTTAACTCAGCTTGTGGAGCAATTAAAGCAGGGGCAGCGTCGAACAAACCCAGTGACGATACCCCTCGTGAGAAATGAGAAAGACTTACCGGAAGCGGACTCTGATACTTGTGATTCAAAGTCCCCGGTGGACGAAGTAACTGAGTCGCATCCCACCCAGAAGAATCAGCCCGAAGATAAACAGTCAGTCTCCGGTTCAAATCCTCTAGAGTTTGGACGTTAACTTCCTCTATTTCCCAATAGCTGTGGAGATGGGTTGAGGTAGAAGTTTGGACAATGGCCGATGGATTAGGAACTTCTCGGAAATCAATCTGAGTGTCACCATCGAATTCAACCCACGCAACCTTCGAACACTTAACCGCGCTCTTAACGGCCCGTCGTTCTTTGTAAAGAACTGGAGAGAGGTAAACGTCAGAGTCTATAGAACGCGTCGTTATCCAGTCGTGGAGTTCAACCTTTTCATCTGGCCAATTGAAGAACTTTTGATCCCAAACATCCCCTTTAGCTGGCGAGTATACAATTCCCTGGAGATTTCCAAAAAGTAAGTTGGTGAATTTCTCTAGATCGTTCACATGATTGAGTAGGGGAGGGTTCTACTCCACGGGCGGTAGAGGAACCCTCCCCTACAATTGTCAGAAGGGTTCGTCCCCGTCCCTATAAGGACTACTGGGATTCCACCACGTCTTTGGAACTAGCACCTTCCGTCCGTTAGGAGCTGTTTCAATTTCGCAGGTTGCTCCAACCTTTTCTCCAACCAAATTGGAAGCTTCAATCTCCAGGACTCCGTCTTGCGGTTCCCCAATCACAGCATCGAAGAAAAACTGTGATGCCCAAAGAGCATCGGGATGCAAGCTAATCCAAGCCAGAGTTTTACGTCCGGCATATTCTGCTGGAGAATCAACTTCAAGTTGAAGATGGATTACCTGCGAGTCGCCCTTCTTAGATGGCTTTTCTTGTGCATCTGAGATTGTGAAGATGTAGTCACCATCGGGAGGCGTTTCCTGCCTCACTCCGGTGAAGTCAATTTTGATCACTTTACCAAGTCCTTCCATGATGGATTTGCTAGGAATGTTTGTTGGATGTTGAGTCGATTCTTTGCAACAATCAACCCAGTTGAATTGACATACAGTTTACGGGTTACCTCGCCTCCTTTCAAATTGTTTACCTCTCGATCCATATAAGCTATGACGTTGATAAGTCTAGAGATAGCATCATTAACTCTCGGCGTCATATCAGGAATGATCCTGGTGAGCCGCTGATCTCCACTATCAGAATCGGTCTTGTACATGTACCGATCGTGAGCAATGATTACAACATTGATAGGAATATTTTGAAGGATTCGGAATCCTTCTTTCATTTCCTCAGTGGAGATTCTGAACTCTTGATAGAGAGGTAGGTATCTGCTTCGCTTTCCCTTTGTCTTTTCCTCTATCTCTTTCATCTCATCAGCCAGGAATATATCCTGTTGCTGAGAGACTGAATCAATGACGAGAGTTTCGTACTCTGTCTTGTAGATAGTTCGGATCAGTTCCAGAAACTCTTTGCGGTTTTCGGGTTTGACTGTCTTAATATCTCCCCGACCAATCCATCTGAGAGTTTCTGTGGATCGCTCAAAGTCGATCCATATTGGATTGGGAGCGTCAGCACAGAACTGAGTTTTACCGACTCCTGGCGGTCCATATAGTAGCATCTTAACGAGACTCGGAGTTTCATCTACTGACCTAGCCTTATGCCACAGACTTTCTTTTTCCACTTTTCTTTAGGACCTTTCCATCTGTGATGTAGACTTCCTGTACATTGATGTTTCTTTTGCCTATCTGCATGACGGACTCACGGTAGAATGCCTGGTCATTGTCAACAAAGATGAGGATTTCTCGTCCATCTTTGGTGATAATTTTAACCTGAGCTATACCGAATTCAGCCTTCATTGGTGTTGTTTTGGGTAAATGGGACTGGTCTGATAGGGCCACTTCTATCGACAACCTCGTAGTTAGTTTCAATCACTCTAGTTACTGAAACTCCCTTACGCTCTAAGAAACACGGCTCTCTGAATTGACAGCGAGCGCATGTATCGTCGTAATGCGGAGTAGGCTTAGAGTGTAGCATATCATCTACGAGTTGTAAAGTCTCTGCGAAGAAATTTTCGTAGACTTTCTCAGAGTGGGAGTGACTGAACAGTAAGAACTGGTTGTCAGATGGACCCTTCTTATACTCATACGTACTACAGAAATTCACCTCTACTTTCGGAGCTTCGCCTCTAAGGCGCCAGATCATTCCACCGTAAGTCAATAGTTGGAAGTTAGCTTCAACCGTGTCCTTATTCCATCGACGGCTATCCGTTCCAGTTTTATGGTCACGGACTACCAAGTCGCCACGAAGTGTGCGATAGATAAGATCGGCAAAACCAAAAAGAACTATTTCCCTACCTTCGTATACTATCCCTGTAGGGACTCGTAACTCTGATTCAATACCCAATATCTTTAACCCACGGTCGATACGTGGAGACTGAATCACCACGTATCGACTCATGAGTTTCATGATTGCGTTGTATACTACTACATTTTCTGATTCAGCGTGCTGGGATACGTCTTTTCTAATTCTTGAAAGAAGAGCAGACACAAGGAAATCACTCCCTGGGGCGTGAGTTCCTTGTTGAAGTAATTGGTAGTAAACGTGCATGAGTTCGTGGGTGTAGTTACCCTTATCGAAATGCAGCTTTCTACCTCTGGGTTTGAGACATTGGTGATAGATATAGTCATGTTTCTTTGGACACTCTTTCCACGCCCTCAGTTGTGAGGGGGAAATGAAAAGATCAGGCAATTTCTCGCTGGATGTTTGTTTTAAGCTGGGTGATCCCAGGGTCAACAATTTCAAAGTCTGGTCCTGACATTACTTCAACTACGTCGTCAAGCGAGTAGCTATGACTTTCGCATTCTCTTAGCCAGTCAATGAGAACTCTTTTTTCCTCATCGCTTGGCCTAAACACTGTCCGTTCTCCCATCTCAATTCTCAATCTCTCAACCCAATGTTACTGTACTTAGTGTCGAATCTCTTGAATGCTTCTGTGAATTTTCTGTGAATGTGTTCGTTAGGTTCCACCCAGAATGGCATGAAATATCTAACATCTAGGTCCTCCAAGACAAGTCCTAGATAAGTTAGCCCATCCTCAAATGTGAACTCAGCCACACCTAAGAAAAAACCGTCAAGGAATTTTAAGGGCTTCTCGGGAATTGGTTGGCCGTCCTCATTCGTCATCAGACTCCTTCCGACAAAGACGAAAAGACCATCCGTGGATGGCCTGTCGAGGAAATTAATGGGGGTTTGGGACTAGGAAAGAAGATGACTAGAAACTAGTCCCAAACCCCCTGTTAGCAAAAGCTATTCGGAAACTTCCTCAGTTTCCTCGTCTTCGACTTCCTCGTCGGAATCTTCCTCGTCCTCATCTTCGTCCTCGTCATCTTCGCCGGTATCTTCCTTAACGGCGGTGACGATTGTACCGGACGGATGATTGAACTCGAATTGATCTGGAGGATTACGAGTGTCAACTCCCGCGTCTCGCAAAGCCTGCGTGAAATCAGCAGCCTTCGCATAACCAAGGCGAGCAGAAACGTCCTTGACAGTATTCACACCGTCAATTTCCTCGCCATTGAAGAACCAGTCGTAAAGACTGAGAGCGCGCTTTCCACGCTTACCGTGTGCGCCACGACGCATCTTCGGCATTTTCCAAGTCTCATCTTCTTCGGTCGCCTCGCCGACTTGAATTGCGAGTTCACGAACCGACTTCACCTGCTGATAAAGAGCGGAACGAGTCTTTCGCAGAGCTTCTGCTTCCTCTTCGGAAATAAGAGGCTCAACAGGAGGCATCTCAGCAACTTGCTTCGCAATGAACTCGCTGGAAAGATTATCGAACTTTTCCTTGAGTCCACAAGTCAGAGCGAGATATACACCGATCTGAACTTCCTGATCCATGTTCTCCATCTGCTCAATTGAGCCAGAAAGAAAACCTTCCCACTCGCTCTTTGAAGCCTCGATGAGATCGTTGGAAACTTTGCGCTTCCCAGCGGTTTCTGGATCGGTAAGGGAATCGAGCTTCTTGTCGATATCCAGTACCGTTTCCATTCCACTTTCGTAGATTGATCTTAGATCAGCCATTTGGTTTCTATCTCTCCTCTTTTGTTTGTGGGCGGAGTGCCCCTGACCCGTTCAGTATACTCCCTGGCGGCTATGCCCGTCAAGGGATTCCTGATAGTAGCTTTAGAAGTAAATACGATTTAGCTATTTAGAAATACTTTACAGTTTTTTGGGCTACCCCTTTTCCTGTCCTTGCATCTGCCCGTTTATGATCCGATGGACAACGCCATACAACATTCTCTACTTCGTTGTTAGCATAGTCCTTAGATAAGTGGTCAGCCTGTAATCCATACGCAGAATTCTTATCATTACGCAGTACACGATTAGTCTCAGGCCAAATTTCCTCAAACCATTTCGGAGCGTCTTTCGGAGGCTCGATGTTTGTCTTTCCACAATCAATGCACTCGAATTGTACGTATGCTAGAAATAGTGACTTCCTAGCTTTACGCCTTCCTGTGCTTCTCCAATCTACTATGCCTGATTCATCCTTCAAGACGTTCACCCTCATCAGCTACGGAGAATCGAATAGTGCTACCCATAGTAGCGTACTCAATTATATGACTCATCCAATACGTAGTGGCAGCAGAAACAGGTAGATCATCTCCCCACATTCTTACCTCTATAACATCTCGATCAGTCATCCAATTCCAAGCCCAGTTAAAATCATCACTAGTGACGAACTGGTTAAACCAATCCTCAATAGAACGAACCTCGTCATTTCTCTTAGAAAAGACGTTGGCTAGAACTTGTCCCGGTATCAATATTACGCTTTTCATTCAACATCGGCCATTTCTTGTAGAAATTCTCAATGAACTTTGGGTGTTCTTCTCCTGTAGGTTTGTATCCTAACACATGACAGAAAGTCGGCGCAAAACATCCTTTCCCTACAGGGTGCCCATGTACAACCACAAATTCCCCCAGAAAATTTTTTGTATCAGTGGGCGGATAACTAACACCGTCGGTCAAGTAAAGGTTAGTTACTGCCACAGGATTAGCTACCGCTGGAGAGAGGAACTCATAATACAGACGAGTTCTGACGGGTTCTGAGTAAGTCTTAGCTTTCCCTTTCTGAGAAAGTACCTCCATTGCTTGTGCGAGGATTTCGTCAACAGTTTTCTCACGATCTGATATTTGCGACGAACGCCGATCGAATTCTAATTTCACCTTTCGCCCCTACGTGTTAATCAATGGGAAAAGGGAGGGTTAAAACCCTCCCTTTTCTCAGCTTACTACTTTGAGCCTTCTCCGTCGTTTCCGAACAAGAGCGGCACGGAAATCAGAGCGGGAAGGTCTAGTACCTTTCTCCCACTTATAATCTTCCGGCATTGCGTAATGGCGCTGGCTCATATCTCCACGGCGATCCCAAATCTCTCGCCTTTCACCACCACATCTCATGCATCGAAAAGTCACAGGATTCCCCCATTTAGGATTCCATGACGACGAATCTACGTCATCCCATGCGTGGCCCAAACTACCACACTCTGCGTACTTTTCAATTCTGGCGAGTTCACTTCTACTTGTCAATCTTCCTCTCCTTCTTCCTGATTAAGGATTCTGTCGATTTCTACCCAAGACTTCTCAGCCGTCATAATGGCATCGAAGATTTTTGTCTGAGAGGGCATCACCCTTATATACAGATCATTATCGTCGGCAATCCAAATCAGTATCTCTTGAATAGCGAAAATCTTACCTCCATAGAAAGCTTTCGCCGGGCCAGTGTACCTTTCCATTTCAAGCTTGTAGTTTTCTACGAGCATCTTAAGATGCTCGATTACTTCTTTCCTATCCAACATTAGCATTGTGCTTTCTCTTAGTGTTGTGGTTATTTCATGGGACTTAAGTCCGTAGTTGGTGATTGCGTACAAATCGTCATCATTCCACCAAAGGAACTCCGGTGGATTAGTGTTGCACCTCCATACTATATTTACCCAACGTTTTGCCGCTGTAAGGGTGAATCCAAACCGGAGAATTTCATCAACCCATTCTTGGTGCCAATCTGGATACTCTCTAGTCACGTCACACTCTTTACGTAGTTTCCGAAATCAATCTCAGGATCGGAATTATTGGGGCTGTATCTTTTTGTTCCAATGAAGAACAAAAAGCATGATTCGCAAACTGGCAATTCTTCACCAGTTTCGTGAATCAACAATGTAGTCAGATGGTCAGTCTCTCCACATTGGTAACAGTCCCCAATTTCCAAGTGTTCATTGGGGTCCTCTAGTTTAATCCTCCTTGCCATAGTCTTCATCTTCATCCGGGGTATACGGATCGTCGTCGTAATCTGGTTCTGGTGGGTTCTCCATGTCATATTTGTTCTCCATGTACCACATGTATTCCGCGTCTTCGTTCCAGTGAGAGTAATCACTGATAGGTGGAATTCCCCTGTTGCTCATTTCTCTGGGTCTCCCAACACCATATCCATCATTTCCAGAACCCATTCGTTTGAGTTGTTACGAACGAGCCTTACTCTTTCTCCTGACTCAATCTGGAAAGAAATCTTCCAGATTGAAGGGTTAGCCTTGGCAGACATAAGAGCCATGCCAAGTGTGTTGGCGGTATCAATTCCTGTTTCTTCGCTCCGAAGTTGAATGTCCATTCTTTTCACTTGTTCCTCCTCTTTACGTTGATTTTCTGCCAACAATCATCGGGGGCAGCCTGTAGGGTAAAAGGACAACCCCATTGAGTGCATCCTGTTTTACTGCATCCGACTGTCATTTCTGAAATTCTTCCTTTTCTTCCTCTGTCAATTCAGATCGTGGTAGGTCAATTGGAATCTCCAGACAAGTTCTACAGGCCCCAAAGCTGTGACCAATTCCCGATCCCATATTCTTAACTTTCATCATGAAGTAATCCTTTGGTTGAATTTTCTCCATGCATAGAGAACAAACATACTGGTTTTTCATTCTTCTTCCATTCCTTCGAAGATTTTATCCCAGCACTTCGGATGAGTGCCGGTCATTATCATCTCTCTTTCATCTGGTGATTTCTCCGGCCAGATATCCTCGATCTTCGATTCTCCTTCCATGTATTTCTCGTACTTTTCCTCATCGAGTTCGATGATAGATGTTTCCCCACAATAAATACAGGGAAGTGTTTCAACTCTCACATTTGGCATGTTACTTGTCTCCTATCGTGAATGTTTCAACTAGGTCTTTGTCTGTGATGATTGGCTTGAATCTCAAAAACGCTATGCCATTAAGGCAAATCCAAGTACGGCCATCACTATGAGTTTGAATACCAAAGTCACATCGAGTCAGATCAATTTCTTTTAGGTGCTTTAGGTTCTCGATCGACACAATCCCGATCATATGAGTTTCAGGGATTGTAGGTAGAGCGTTTTTCATTATGCGACCTTCAGTCCTTCCAAGTTCTATGTGCTAGTATGTCCGATATTGTTGATTGATCTACATTGAACATATCAGATCAGACCCTGCAAGTATTCTTTCCAAGCGCCGGCGGGACGAATATCTGCCGACTCAGTAACAGCGTCGAATCCCCGCTGCTTTTCTGCACTCAAATCCTCAACGAAATAGTCGATGGAGTTCTGGCAGAACAGTTGGTAGATGAATACCGGCTGTGAACAATCGGCACCCTGGCGATAGATTCGCTTAAGGCACTGATAGTCACGCGACTTATTCCACCAACGGTCGAGGAAAATCCCTACAGAAGCGCCACCGGGCCAAC